TTCTGCGAGACGAGAAATAGCGCCGTAGCTAATGCAGCGCCCGTGGGTCTCGTAAATCCAATCTTCCACGCCGGTAGCCGCCAGACTAGCCTTTAGAACGCCCACACCTTGAAACGTGTACTTCTGGTCAGGCGTTGGGTAGAGCCTAATAGAAGTGTCTTGGTAAATACTGTAGTACATCGGTCTCCCAGCTGTGGTGAACCGAGTGCCGTTTACGTGGCGGTCGCTTACGCGAGCCAACGGCTGATCGTCTAGGACAAGATCATATATGTTTTCCAAGACCGCACCGGTCGGGGTATCTAGTTCGTAGTCTTTTTCAGATGCAGTTGTAAAATCTTTGTCGATGTCGAAGCGCCATATTTCACTGCGAGCGAGAAAATCCGCGGCGGCTTCTTTCAGGTGCGTTTCGATTACTACCTCAGGGCAACCCGGCAAGTAGGGCTGTATGTAAGGGTAGAATTTATCCCATAAGACCGCCATCTATATCACCGCGCTAACTTTTTGGGGCGAGACGGCTGAGTCCGTCTGTGACTTAGCACCCATTGCCGCATTGAATGTTTGGTACGCTGCCGATGCCCGTTGTTCGTTGGCTCCATGCTCAGCGTCTTTTGAGTACGCACGGTACAAAACCCAGTCGATGATTGGGGGCATGTAAACGTCGTCCAGCAGCATTACAGTGGTGTCACTGCCTGCGGGGTCTAACGCTGACTCGCTGAGCGCATGTGCCCCGGGGATGTCCACGTAGACAACTTCTAACTGCGCTGCGGTTGTTGCAGGCGGGTAGACAAAAAACTCTTTTGGTTGGCGGGGATCATACATGTAGTGCTGTACGTTCACCGTGCCGGTTTCGGTGTGCCAAGTTGGTTTCTGGTCGTCTAGGACCGAACGCTGAACAATCCGAACTACTTTTTTTGTGGAGGTCGATGCTAAATTTCGTGTGATGTCTAGTATCTGTAAAGCAGAACTAAACTGGGCCGTAAGAACCTGCCGTGTACCAGCTACACACGTGAAGGTGCCAGTCTTAGCATTGGCGTCAGGGCGCAGCAGTACGCTGGCCAGATACGCTTCGTTGATCCAGCTTTGCAGTTCTAGGCGCGGCCAACGAACATTGCTATCCTGCAATATATGCTCGACTCTGCCTATAATTTCTCTGACTTTGACGGTTGCCACGGTAGACTCCTAAACTGAAGAATAGGGGGAAGCGGACCTCCCCCTACGCTGTTAAGTTTAAGCTGTGCCGATCAGAGCTGTTACCAGCGCTTCTGGCTTAACGACCTTGCGTCCATATACGGCGAGGCCGCGAACGATGTCGCCAAAGTCAGTCTGGTTACGCAAAGGCTCAGTTTTGCTAATCTGCGAAGCAAACGAACAAGCAGTGTTTGTACCAGCAACCATCATACGACGGGCTTTGGCGTTAGTCACTGTTGCACCGGTAGAAGTTGCAGACAGACCGGGAACGAGAGCTTTAGCCGCTGCGCCTTTGGGCAACAGGTTGCTAACGTAGACGGTGAAGCGATCCAGCATGCCAATTTTACCTGTGCGGATAACGCTGGACTGATCGCCAGTGAAGTACGCTTGGGCGATGTCGGTTTGCATCAGCAGCTGACGGTCACGCGGACTGATAACCAGCCACCGGTTATCTTCAGGTACGTTTTGCTCGTCAAGCGCAGACGACATTTGCAGGATGCAGTTAAGCACATTTGCGGGTGTCGCTTGGTTGATGGGAGCTACGTCCGTACCAAGGTTGTACGCGGCAGAGATCGCACCGGCTGTAGCGCCTTTGTTAGACGCGTGGGCACCGTTGGTGACGTACCAGTTAAAGAACGTATCGTTTTCGATAGTGATCTTCAGCTGTTTGGCAGCGTCGTCAGTGAACATGTTCATCAAGTCCATATCCGCTTGATGCGCGAGTACGTCGTTAACCTGTACGCTGAAATACTTACCCTGGTCGATCTGCATGTCTTGGAAGATCGGTACGGGTACTTCAGATGTCAGGGTAGTACCTGCGCCTGCGTAATCGTTGATGGTGATCGACGGTGCTTGGCGAATACGAATGGTATCGCCTTGGTTTTTAATCTCGCCTTCCCAACTGGTGTTGGAAATTTCAGTCATCATGGTGTTAGCATAGAACTTTGCGTTCAGCTTGTTAGACCACAACTGCGGGATAAAAGCACCGCTATATGATGGATCAGTGTTGAAGGACGATGTGTTACTGGAACCATTGTTTGTGGAACCGGTGACGGGAAATACAGCAGCCATGGTGGCCTCCTACTAAGTTGTTTTAAGACTTAACAGCTGCTTACATGTTAACACGTTAGGTTCTAACGCGACCTTCCATATACGCAACGGTTAACTCTGCTTCAAGTTTTTCCGCCTCTGCGTACTGCCCTCTGGTATTCAAGGTGCGAACTTTAGTCCAAGCGTTGTCTACCTCACGGGTAGAGTAAATCTTGGAGTTTTGCGCGGCACTCTGCGTACGGGTAGAACTAGCAGAACGATTTGGCGCAACCTGTTTCTCAAGCTCGGTCTTGCGATTTTGCTTAGCTACATCTGGCTCACCGAGTGATGTTTTCCAAAGTTTCACGTAGTCCGAAACTGCTTCTACATCACCGTTGTCAAATGCTGCCTGCGCTAGAACCCGGCGTTGACCTCTAAGCATGGGATCATGCTCGTTTAGCCACGCTACCCAGCGTTCATCATTGTCGATTTGCGACCAATCAGGGACTGCTTGCTGCAACCTCTGAGAAAAGTCCATTTCGCCAACTTGGCTACCCGTACTTGCAAGTTTTTCCTGCAACTGCGCAATAACCGCGTTTTGCTGCTCAATTTGGCCTTGGTAGTCTTGCGAGACCTCTTGCGCAACTCGTCGCTGAACGTCCAGAAGTTCTTCGCCATACTCGGCTCGATCTTCATCGGTTACAAAACTGACTTTCTCCTTCGACTTTGTCGGTTCGACCGGTTTAGCAGCTATATCCTTGCGGATTTGCCCAAGTTCTCCGTTTAGTTCTCGCACCTGCTGGTGCAATCGGGGAACCTCAGCGTCGTACTTGCCCAGAAGGGTTGCGTACTTCTGCTTAAAAGTCTCTTCCTCTACGTCCGTCGGTGACGTGTCAGCTGGCTCTACTTTGTCAGATGGGGGTGCTGCTTCTGCCTCAGTGCCTACTTTCGCTTCCGTATCCATCTCCACCGCTTGTGGGTTTTGTTGGGCTTCTAGCGCTTTTTCGTACTCTTCGACTTCTGCAAGCTGTGCCTGCACCTGCTTCGGTAGTGCCATATTGTCTCCTTAAAGCGTCAACTCCGTATCACAGCGCCCTTGGGTATGCTGATCCCGTATTTGGTATGCTTCGTATGCCCCTAAAGGCGTTTCACTACTTTGGGCGCGTCTTCTATCGCCTTCAGTAAATCTTCAAATGCCTCAACTCTGCCCTGCAACCGGTGGATTCTTACCGTGTCGGTCGCTACTACAAGCATTGTCTTGGCGGTTTCCGCTTCAGCCCTAAGCAGGCTGGGCAGTTGGTCATTCCCTGTTTCCTTAATCTGAAGCAGCGCTTGTGCTTGCTGCCGGTCAGTAAGATTCAGGTCTATCATGCGGTTTCAATACTTTATATCTGTTAACGTGTCAACACATGTGAACTATCGACCGTTTGGCCGCGGACTCATCGTGTTGTCCTGCCGACCGCCCATTTGCGTGCCGTCCTCTTGCAACTGTGCTGCTTCCTGCATCTGCTGCATCTGCATCATCTCTTGCTGTTGCTGCTGGGCCATGGCCTGCTGCTTCTGAACATCTTCTCGGCTAGGGACAAGGCGGTCAACATTGGTGTTAAGATTACCCGCGAGGTCGCGGAGTAGTTCAGCCGTACCCGGCAGGCCAACAATTTGCTGTGCAACAGGGCTTTCCAGAACAAGACGGAGGAACTCAGTCTTACGGACACTTTCAGCTTCTTTAACCACAAGCGACATCGCGCCTCTTGCAACAATTTGGACATCGCCAATAAGATCGGGGTCTTCTGAATACCTTAGATTCCTTTGATACTGACGCTGCACCATCGGTGAGATCACATCATGGTCAACGTTACTGATTACCTGTTTTATGCTTTTGCCAGCGTTAGACATCAGCATAGACAGCCCCGAGGACGTACGTCCTGCGCCGGGAACATGCTGTCCTGTCATGTAGCGCGGAATGCCTGAAACTTCGTCGGCCAAAGCCATAAACTTATCAAACACCCCCATAAGCTCCGCAGCGTTAGAGTTTGGCTGAAAAAAGGTCATGGGTGGGCTAGCATCGCCGTATTCTGACTGCTTGAACTGCCAGATTTTCCACGGATACATCTGCGTGATGTCTTCGCCAGCAGGAAGTCTGCTGATATTTACGCCGACTTGAGGTCCGCTGGAGATACCCATGTTGTTGGCAAGGCTACGCGCAGCCGCATTACACATGTTTTGCGCATCCATGCAGAGATCAGCAACACCGTTGCCGTCGATCCGCCCAGGTACTTTTTCAAAGCTAGTGATGTAGTACGGTTTACGGCCCAGCGGATCGTAGTTCAGCACAGCACGAATGACCGTGTTGTTAACCATCCAAACTTCGCAGGGGTAGGATTTTTGAGGATCTGGAATTTCTTCTTCGTCCAAGCCCCACTCAAGCAGAATATCGCCCGGGATTGTGTCCCACAGCTGTATTGCAGCTACTAAATCGCCACTTACGTCATCGTAGTCTACGCCTGTAACGTCCTCTATAGTGCTGGTGTCGTGATCCAACCAGTCGAAGCCGCCAACACCGAAGTCTGACAGAATAGAACGCACCGAGTCTTCGTCGTAGCCCTCCATACCGATCATATCTTCTACGTCTGAACGGGTCAGATGATGAACTTCAATCACGGGCATGTTCTGAACGTCGTCGCCCCAAGGCATCCAGTAGAACTTAAACGGGTCTACGCGCTCCCACTCGTCGCGTACAACCTCAACTATACCTAGACCGCCATCCATGTACTTCATGGTTTTGCGCTTGCGCGGGATCGGGCCTTTAAGGATCGCGTAGGGGAACGTCGCAATGTCGTTTGTAAACTCAAACATAGCCTTGGTGAACCCGCCCTCTACGAACTGGTCCTCCATTTTCGTTTCCATGCGCTCGACGCGTTTGTCAGCCTCGAACTTCATCGCACGCATGGCGGTGTCTTTCATGCCCGACGCAAGCTGCTTCAGATCGGCCTCTGTGGGCTGTTCCCCGCCTCCAGCGTAGTGCTGCATAAGATTCTGCTGC